CCCACTATTCGTTGACCGCCATTACTTGCAGCAGACAAAATAGTTGGACTGGGTGTACCACTTAATATAATTCGTGTAAACATACGAATATCAAAAAGATACAATCTATATGTTGCAGCTTGTTCGCCAGCGATTCCCGAATCATATTGGTATGTTCTTACACGAGCAACACCCATATGCACTCCTACAGCTGTACCTCTTGTTGCTACATTTGTATCATACAAATCAAGTTGTTTATAAACAGTTGTTTCACCAGAAATACTTGAAACATCTGGTGTTCCATATAGATTAGTAACTTTGATATAGTTACCCAAATCAATTGCTGAAGCTGCAGCATTTAATGTTCTAAAATCTCTACTTTTGTTAACATCAATAATAGTTGGTGCAATTTTATCTATTTCATATCCTTTGACATATGCTTTGCCAGTAGACACTTGAAGAGCCAACAAATCAGCTGACGCTTTATTACCATCTCTTGTTGTGACACCAGAAGCATATACACCGTCAAAATCAGTTTCTCTTACACTAACATCAACAGATTCTTTCATTTCAAATGTAAAAGGTCTTACAGTATAACTGCCAGATTCATCAAATGTTCTGCGAGCAAGAGTTTGTTCAAGAATCGAATATTCAGTTTCACGGGCATACTTTTGAACAATACCATCTTCTACTTTAATTAGTTCAACGAAATCTTTATCATTTGTAGAATTTAATTCTTTAGATATCAAGGTAAGAGTTAATTGTAATCTATGTGCACCTTTGGCAGCAAAATTAGAAGTACCAGTTGCATTATCTAATAAACTTAAATCTGATTCTGGAGTAATAATAGTTTCATTAATCTGCAAACCTATTTTTGCACTTGCGTTGTTATTATATTTTTCTACAACAATAGTTTGGTCTGTAACCTCAACAAAATGTCCTCGAATAAAATAAATTCCGTTTGATATTTTTACTAAAACAGATTTACCAGTAACAGGTGTGTTTATTGAAGCATTTGCTGTGGTCGTTGTTCTTATAGTTTCTGTTGCCGCGGTTGTCAGAGAAGCAACATTTACCGAATATGATGTTGTGCCATGTTGCACTGAAATGTCTGCACTTAAATTTTCACCAATAACGAAACTGTCAAAACCTGCCGCATCCAATTTACTACGAGAAATCGTGGTTACATCTTCTGTAAAAGTTCCTGCCTCAGTTCCAGAAAGATTGCTAGATGTGTATACACCAAAAAGTGTAGCAGGGTCATCTGCTGTTGCAGCGGCCGCTGCAATAACTCTAAATTTAACACCAGATGTAGCACCAGTCAATGTTACAGGAATATCCTCATTTAAATATTGAGAAACATCTACACTTTCACCACCAAAATTACTTTGAATTTTAATATATCTTGGTGCATCAACATTTCCCAAATAAGATACTTGGCCAGGAATAACTACAGTTCCATCTTTAAAGATGTGACTAAATCCTTGTTCAATTTGATTTTGAAGAGTAGATTGGAGTTGTGTTAATTCTCTTGCCTGAATAGCAAACCCAGGCCGAAATAATGTTTTAACATGATTTTCAGTCGAATCAAAATCATCATAATACGGTGCTACATTTAGGTTTGTAGATTCAGGCATTTAAAACTCCACTATAACTTTAATATCTTCAATCTGGTCATTAGATCGACTGATTGGTTTGCGATTTTCTAAGTAAATAAGATTACCACTATCAGCTGCCAATTCTGGATTTGCATACCCATCAGTGAAACTAATTGTGTTTCCACCAGCAAGAGTGACAAGACTGTCAGCACTTGAATCTGGTGTTCCTACTGCGCTGGATGTTGCGCCAGTAACAACATTTGCTCCACTAAAAGCAACATACGAACCTGTAGTACTATTCGTCCCAAAATCACCAAATCGTTCTTGTGTATAATATAAAATTGAATTTGATGAATCCCATTCAACAACTTTACCAATTGCACCAGTTGTTGCTTGACTTATCTTTTCATCACCATCAAATGTTCCTGATTGTGTAGTTAGTTTAAGTGCATATGTCATTCTTGCAGTTGTGATTGAAGCCACTGAAGTTGTTCCAAAAGTATGTGGATCAACAACAATACCTATTTTTCTAAAATCATTTCCTGTAGTAATATCATCACCCTCTGCACCCGTCAGAATTGTTGACATCATTACAAAGTGTCCACCGAGTTCTTTTGGTGCATCAAATCCATGACCACCTTTGGGTCCAATCACAACTGTAATTGCACCACCAGAACCACCTATTCCAGAAGCACTGCTTAGAGCTGTGTCTGAAAATGTAAATCCACTTGCAAGATTTACTGTACCAAAAGTATAACCAGATCCTGCTGCATGAACTGTGGTATCTGTACCAGCAGTCAACCCAAAATCTTGAATTATATTTGATGATACAGTAATTCTTACAACTGCACCAGAAGAAGTGCCTTGACTTGCGCCATCACCATATACTGCGGCAAAGTAAGTTCCGTTTGAATATCCAGAACCAGCAGTAACAATCAAAGAATCAATTGCACCATCAGTAGCAGCAGTACTAATTGTAGAATCTGTGTTGACTGGTATAAAATCAGCAGTAAGAAAACTATTAATTTGACTACTTGTTAATGAATACATAAATTGTAACACATAACCACCAAGAGAAAATGGTGCCGAAGCAGTGCTCGTTGGTTCTGTACCACTATATGCTGTTCCTGCATTATTATCCAAAACTTTATAAACACGAAAATCAGAAGTTATAAAATAAAAAGTGGAATCATAAAGATTGGAAGCACCAGAAGTTGTGGTTACAGATGCACTATAATCTGGTCTGTATATATCGTATATGGTCCCGTTTACCCAATTTCTACGTGGAATAACTCGTTGAACATTTGATGTTGCAATCTTTTTGGCAGCAATCATATCGTCCCAAACAAAAAATTCTTCAGAAGGACCATCAACAGGAGTTGGCGGTGCTGAATCAGAACCACCACTTGTTCCAGAAGTGTATGGGGTATTCTTACCTATAAAAAGATAATATGTATTATTAGACGATTCAGTAAACGACTCTTCGAATTGGTCGGCATTATGAAGTCTAAATTTTTCTGTGATAATAGCTGCCATTTATACTTTCCTATTTTATATATTTATGTTGCGCTACCAGCGCCAATAACTGTTTTTAAAGTAGTACCACCAGAATTTTTGATAAGAAGAGTTGAATCATCTTTCAACATATTTCCTGTAACATTATTGGTAGAACCTGTAGTTACAAAAGTTCCAGTTTCATTTGGAATTGTAACTGTTTGGTCTGCTGTTGGGTCTATCACAGTAATTGTTGTTTCATTCGCATTAGCAGATGACCCTTCAAGAACAATTGTTCCATTTGTACCAAGTACCAAAGAAGTAAAAGTACCAGCCGCGGCACTAGTACCACCAATTGTTGTTCCATCAATTGCACCAGCATTAATATCTACAGTTGCAAGCGTTGCAGTACCACTAACAGTAACGTTACCAGTAGTAGTAAGGTTTTCGTTGCCAAAACTAATCGCACCAGAACTATCTGTGAGAGAACCAGCAGCTACTGTCAATCCCCCAATAGAAAAAGAAGTTCCTACTATAGCTGTAAAAGTGCCAGCCGCTGCCGAGTTAGCACCAATTACTGTTCCATCAATAGCACCAGCATTAATATCTACAGTTGCAAGCGTTGCAGTACCAGTAGTGCTAATATTTTCATTACCAAAACTAATCGCACCAGAAGTATCTGTGATAGAACCAGCAGCTAATATAAGAGTTCCACCTTTAAGGGTAGTTCCATTAACTGTTGTGGTTGCAAGTGTAGTAATAGTAGCAGAAGTTTGTGTACCAGCAACAACACCACTAATATTAGGAGCAGACAATGATATAACAGTAGATGATGCACTAATACCACTACTTAGGCTAGTTGCCCCGCTTCCTCCAAGGACATCATACAATTCTACAAAATTAGCATTGAGCTTCGTTGCTCCTGCTCTTAATGTATCACCGCTACCATCGTTGGAGCCTGCACCTATTCCTATTGCTTGATATGCCATTTATTGATTCCTCATTCCTTATTATTTATAATGATTATACAGCATCAAAGGTTATAATTGTTGAATCATATGTTGCAAGATTAGAATCAAATGTAGTTGCTTGAGACGTTGGTCCTCTAGTTGCTGCGGGCACGTTCTTTCTCCATTAGTGATTGTAATCTGCCATTCCACTTTGCCATCTCTACGTGTTGCTCATCTGTGTGATTTCCATTCTCACCTTCTGGTTCTGGAACATCAGGTATAAATTTAATTACATTATCAAAAGTTTTTGGGATATCTTCATATTTAGTATATGTTTCCAATATTCCATTAACTATCAATTGAAACTCCGCCACTACTCTTGCTCCGTCTCCACACTTTTAGTGTTTACAAATGATGCTGCAATTTCTTTTCTTCTAGTATCTAAGGCATTAGTAATTTTATCAGAAATCGCATCTTTAAATGCATTGTCCATTTCAATATTATTACCATCCACTGCCATATTTACAAATTCTTTACTTGTCATTATTTTCTCCTTCTTCAGCATTTGGGTCAATACCCAATGCAAGTGATGCTCTATCAGCAGCACTCATTTCTGGATCAACTGCCATACCAGTGGCATCTGCCGGATATCTAGTAACACCATCACCACCATTATTCGGAACACCACCATCCATTGGATCTTTTTCTGCTTCAGTTGCAATTTGGTCGCGCATTTCTTCTATTTCACCATCGTTCATACGCAATACATGTTTTAGAACATATTCTTTACTGAAGAATGTTCCAATATATGATTCTATATTTTGTAGTGAAGTAATACGGTCATTTAATAGTTCTGCATCTTTCAGCTCTGAAAAATGTCCATCTTTTAAGAAATCATATTGGATATGTTCTTTCATCACATCCCAATCGTCCAAAGAAACAATTCCTTTCAACAACAATTGTGTTTTTAGAACATCGGTAAATATATGAACAAATTTCTTTCTTAGTTTCTGAATGAATTTTGTAAATTTCAATTCATCTCTTGTTATATCTGTGCTTCTTCCAATACTAAAATTTGATTCAGATTCAAGTCTAGAAATTGGAACATTCAATGAACGATAAAGTTTTTTCTGAAAATATTGAATATCATCAATCTCACCAAGATTCGAACCGCCTGGCAATGTTGTGATTTCTGTTCCTCTACCACCTTCTCTGCGTGGGAGCCAAAAATCTTCCAACATACTCATATGATTTCTATCGTCACGAATTTCACCAGTTGATGCATCATACACCAATTTATTACGATAACGATTCATCACATCTTTAAGATATTGTTCTGCTTTGACCTTTGGTAGATTACCAACATCAATATAAAAAATTCTACGTTCAGGTGCTCTTGAAATGCGATAGATAACCAATGCATCTTCAATCATTCTTAATTGATTAACAGGCTTAATTACTTTATGTAAATAAGATAAAACTCTACCACTATTTTGGTCTATTACACCAGAAGGAACATATGTTATAGCATCACCAGCAATTCTAATTCCCTGTCTTGAACCATCATATCCAGCGTGTTCTAATCCTTTTTCATTATAGATATAATATTCTTCAATTTTTTTAATCATTTCTACGCCAGTAGATACATCTTTTTCTTTCTTAACTTCTCTGATTTTTTTGATTTTAGTTGCATCAATATATCTAAGAGCAATTACTCCCTTTTTGGGATTTTTATTATCAATAACTTTATGAAAGTAAATTTTACCATCAACATACCAACGTCTGAAAATATCATGTCCTTTTTCTTCAAATTCCATAAGAGAAAGAACATTATCAAATTCTTCGCGAATAATTTTTTTAATTTTGTTTGGGTATGGTAACCTATCAAGAGTAACCATAACAGATTGAGACATTTCATCTGAAGTGATTGCCTCGTTAACTATATCTTCAATAGCACTATCGCATTCTGGTTGTTGTGCGATTTCTCTATAACGTCTTACTAACTCAAGCTCTGTTCTTTCATTCCCATCCGTATTAAGAACAGAAGAAAAGAAACCGCCGCCAGCAACCTCTGTGCTACCGTCGTCAGGAGTCGGGACAGTGAAACTATCTCCACTGTCCTTATCCTGTTTACGAGTAATGCTAAATCCGAAAAG